TTAAGTATTGGCATAATAGGAAGTTGGAAGATAAAAGCAGTGATCACCGATTCGGTTATGAATCACGCCCACATTTGTAGGGAAATAGGTGGGACAGGTTGGGCTGTAAGGGTTGTGAAAGAATAGAGAACCATCCACACCGGGCAGCCTGCCGCCGCCCATTGCCCAGTCTACAATATCATAATGCTCTTGTGTCGGGGTCATATTATAAATATTTTGCCTGTTGTAAGTGCCGCCTATAGACTCGCGCAGACATACAAACTGCCCCTGCTGTAAAATGATGGCGCGAATGTCGCCGCCATTGCTAACGCGGGCAAACTCACCGTAATCTATTGTAGCGCGATTCATAATCACTGTTGCGACAGCGCGCATACCTATATGCGCTCTAGTTTACCACCACGGGCATTTTTTATAACTTGAGATGTATCTCAAGCTTGAAATCTAGCGGATTAGAGCCTTTTGGCTTATCGTACACAACGTAGTCGATGAGACCGCATAAAAACTCATTTTTGTGCTGCGGATCCAGATTTTCATAAACGTGGTTGATAAATTCCATTGCGGAGGTGATTCTCGGCAGCGTGTTTTCAGAATGCAGTTTTTTCTCTTCCAGTATCTTTATTTTTTCCTCTGCTTCGCTGATGAGAGCGTACTCTTTTTCCGTGGCAGCAGCGATTACTTTTCCACGCTGCAGAAAATCTTCCGAGGTGTAAGTTCCTTCTTCCAGTAAGTCATACTGACGTTGGCGCTTTTCCATCAGCTTTTTAATTTCTTTCCTGGCGTTTTCGATGACCTGCGAGGTAAGGGCAATCTCTTCTTCCAGTTCAGCTGCCGGGTCAATGTCGCGGTACTTCCACTGCAGCCCTTCGAGTATGTCTCTGACCTGCGAAATGAGCCGCTCTTCGACGATATCTATGTAAGTGGACATTACGCCTCCACAGCTTTGAGAACAACGCAGGGTAGGCTTTTTCTTGGTGGAGGAGCGCTGACTCATGGTGCGACCGCAGGCGCTGCACTTGATAAGATAGGAAAGGGGATTGCTCAGGTTCCGAGAATAGATGTGCGGTACGATGCGCTCTTTGGCAAGGTCCTGCGCCTTCCAGAATGTTTCTTCATCGATGATGCCCTCGTGTTTACCTTCGTAAATATTCCAGTCTTCGATGGATTTCAGTGTGCTGCCAACGCGGCGCCCGTCTTTATAGGTGAAATCCCGCTTATTCCATGCGACTTTTCCGATGTAAATAGGGTTGTTGAGAATCCTGCGAATGGTGGTGCGCTGCCAGTCTGCTCCATTATGGTTTTTTATGCCGTGGTCTTTTAGGTACCGGGCGATACGGGTATCGCCGTAGCCTTTGTTTACGTAGAGGTCAAACATCAGCTTTATGATTTTGGCTTCCTCTTCCACAATGCAAAGGGTTTTGTTTTCCTTGCGGTACCCGAACGGGGCATTAGTGCCAATATAATTGCCGGCGTTGAGACTTGCCTGTTTTCCGCGGGCAAAACGGCGCTTGATGGTGACAAGCTCTTTTCGGGCGAAAAATGCCTTGAAGTCGAACATGTCTTCGTCTGTCTCATCGGAAAGGTCATAGGTTTTGTCAGGCGTGATGATGCGAACATGTTTCCTCTTGAAGAGGTTCAGGATATAGCCCTGATCCTGCAGGTCGCCGCGACCAAGTCTGTCGATGTCCATGACGAGAACTGCATCGACAAGTCCTTCTTCGATGTCGGCGAGAAGTTCCAACATCATAGGTCTTACTGCGATGCTATCGCCGGTCTGCACTTCTTTATAGACTTTGACAACGTTCAGGCTTTTCGCCTTTGCCAGCCTGTTCAGGGTGTCGTGGTGACGGGCAAGAGTCACTTCGATGGGTTCATCGAGGTGCTGCTCGTCTTTCCTGGACTTGCGCAGGTACATGTATGTGTTCCATAGTTCCATTGGTTTCATGGTGGACTCCTCCTTGAGGGCATTTTATGAAAAAGGATACAAAAATACCTCTAAAACTTGATTTTTAAGGGCTGCAATGACACAACATGATTGCTTAAGTTGAGTTGCGTTGTGCAGCTCCGCTTCCATGTCCTCACGGGACTTGCGGAGGTAGATGGAGTATAGGTCGTTAGCGAGGTTGGGGTGCATGGGTGGTCTCCTAAAGGGTTACTTTATGGTTAGTAATGATTTCCAATGATAGGGGAAATCAAGATGATTTCGGCTGATGTACGGCGTGTATTTTTTTATCAGCTTATCTAATTGTTTTAAAACGTCATTATTCCATTTATCTTTTTCAGGATACATCAGTTTCAACATATAAAATTGAGCAAAAAGTCTACGAGTAGGCACGTAGCTTTCACCTTTTGGCATTTTCGGCATTGCAGGGAATTTTACGTAATATAATCTTGAGTAATGAGCGCACCTGTTTCTTAAGTCTGTTAAACAACGTAACCAACTGTCCATAGTTTGATAGTTTACACCATAGAGCGACTTAGCTAATGCCGCTTTATCAGGGTTACTCATTCCTCGATAAAAGTGAGAAAGCATTCCGATCGAGAAAAATTCAATGATTACCCATAATGGGAATTTGCCATTATATTTTTGTATATGGTGCTGTACAACAAGAGTCTTGCTGTTTTCGCTTATACATGATGTAACGTGCTTAGAGAAAAGGGCGTGATTGTGTTTTTTGTTGTATACCTTTGGGGACATATAACCATCAGGTCCATATTTATGTACGTAGTAGTATGACACTTGTGTTCTGAGAAAGATTTCAATCTGCTCAATGGTAGATAGAATTAACTTTCGAAGTTCTTTGTCAAACTCATAAATTTCTGCGATTTGCGAAAAGGGAATGTTGTAAATACATTTTCCATCAGGACCTTTATACGGCAAATAATAAGCAGACAGTCTATAATAGTTAATTCTTTTCAACAGATTAAGGCATTGTTCGCGATTATCTATGAGGATATTCTTTTGTTCGAGTAATTCAATCTGCTCCTCAAAAGTAGTTGCTTCTTTTAGTTTCATAGTTTCTCCAAAAAATAAATGTGCTCCCATTTGACACATCATTGAGAGGTGCGGGAGCTTCTGTTAGTACATAGTATATGCGAAATCTCCCAAAATGTCAATGGTAAAAAATGTATTTATACAGTTCAGCGTGATGCGCAGCAAAGTGATTCACCATTTTGCCAACCTCCGAAAATAGACCCTATCAAAATAAATCTTAATTCCATATACTTATAATCGTGTGCCCGTAATCTAAAAAGAGAGGGCATGTTATGAAAAGGCAATATAAAGATTTAAAGCACACCTATTTATTGGCAGTTTATGATAAAGTAGAAGATCTCATTATTTACAACACAGCAAGAGAAGAGGGGGCTAAATTAATTTTTATTATTTTCTAATTCTTTTGCAGAAATTACATATCTGCAAAGGAATTAATTCGAAAACAAGCTAAACTGATTCTTTGACGGGCGCACAATCTTCTAATTGTTCACAGCTTTTGCGTTTTCGCTCTTCCCGTGCTTTTATCACTTCCTGCCGGATTTCTTCATAATCATTATCAATTGAACCATGATTTAGTCCCTGTGCATATGCGAGCAGCCTACCTTTGCTATATGCGTCGCAGCTTACAAAACATTCCATGAGTGCGAGTGCGTCCCGCTGAATTTCTTCGGATTCATCCTGCAGCAAAGCAACGATATCAGAAGTGGTTGAGTAGGCTTCCGGCGATGAAGAGGTGCAAACGTCCATCTTTTCGTAAAATCTTCCCATAGGAACATTGAATCCCATTAACCAAGTTTCATTGACTCCAAGTGCCATGCCAAGAATAGCGAGTTTGTCTTGATTTGGTTCGACCTTACCAGAAACATATTGACTCAAATCAGATTTATTCATCTTAACGCCGTATTCTTCGCAGTAAGGTAAAGCTAACGACAAAATGTCAACTTGACGAAGATTACGAGAGTTCATTATTTCCTTTAAACGCTCTGCGGTGGTGTATCTTTTCATATTTGCATCTCCATTTTTTCTATCAATATAACACATAATGAACAAAAGTTCAATAGTCAAAACAAAAAAGTTAAAAAAATTGAATTGCAGTGTTGACAAAGAGGAGCTGTGATGATATATTAAGATAAAGTTCAAAATATTGAACCAAGAAAAGAGGTGAGATAATGTCATTCGACTATAGCAAGCTAAGGGGAAAAATCGTTGAAAAGTATGGGACAAATGCAAAATTTGCAAAGGATATGGGGTTATCCGAGCGTTCACTATCCCTAAAACTTAATGGAAAAGTTTTTTGGAAGCAGAATGAAATTTGTACGGCGGCTGAGCTTCTGGGTATAAAAAACGAGGACATACAATCGTTTTTTTTTACAAAGATAGTTCAAAATTTTTAACTTAGCACTTTGAAGAGGGAGGTGAAAACGATGAAAGACAAGATAAAGCCGGAAGAAGTATATATACTCCCGCCGGAGAAATTTTACCAATCCGGACGAAAAAGAGATTACCGAGCGGGAGTTTTGTACTACCTCAGTGTGATAGCAAGAAGTGCAATCTTGCTGACAAAGACGTCAGAATCTAAAGAATTTGAAGAATAAAGGCCGCAACTGATGCGATAGCAGCAATTACAGTACTCACAAACATGACAATGTTTTTAACTCGGCTTTTACGCTTTTCAGCTTCTAAGTATTCGATTATTTTGGCGGCATCGCTTTTGGTAGCGTTCATGATTGCTTCGTGCAATTCGGGATCCATTTTCATAATAGTATCATTTTCTTTGTGTTCGGTTGCAATAACGACTTGTAAGTACATTATAAGTTGGAAAATGGGAAAAAGCAATGAAAACTAAACGTAAGAAGTAATTTGAAGAGGGAGGTGAAGGAGTGGATATTGAGAAAGAAATCAGGCGGCTTAAAGAAAGTAATATGCACATAGAAAAGCAGGTACATTTAATTACCAAGACTTTAAGGACATTTGCTTGGTCAGCCCTTGGAAATACGATAACGGTCTCTTTACTGGCAATTAACCTGTTAATAATTGTACACCAATGGTAATAGCCCCTCCGACGAAAATACCGGTGATAGTAGCGATGAGGGTAGCTATGCCAATTCTATTTGAAAATTTATTGCTTTTTAAATCTTCCTTACGCCAAACTTCGGCTTTTTGTTGATACTCAATGTGTTCTTGATGTTGGATATCAAGTCGCTTGTTTGTTTCCTCTAGGGAACGCATCGTATTAGACATTAAGTCGATAAGCACATCCAGCTTTGCCCCTTCTGGCGTAGTAGGATTGCGAAGATATTCTAATGTTTCATCAGATATTTCAAGGTCATTCTGATGAATGAGAGAATTGAGAAGTTTTTCCTGATCTTTGATGGATGCCATAATAATCTCCTTGGTATTGATAAGGAAATTATATCATAGCAATAAATTGTGAACAAGCATAAGAGAGAAAGGCGGACCGGAAAAAGTTTTTACAAAAACAAAAGACGCAGGGTAAAAAGGAATTTTTAAAGAGGGAGGCGAAAACGTGTGAACAGGAACGTGGCAATAAAAATCAAGGCAATGGAAAGAATTGAAACGCTCTCAAAGTTTAGAAGAGAACTTGCAGAGTCGTATCAGAAAAATATAGATGCCGAAGAAAACGCAATATTGTCTGAGAGTTATTCTAAGCTTGAGAACGCTGTACAGACTGTATTTGATGCGGAAATCAAATACCTATCGAAGATTTGAGGAGGGGGTGAATAACTGTGGAAATTGTCATAAAGATTGATGCAAAAGAAGCGGCTGACATTGTAAAAGAACTACAAACTCAGCCGGATGTGAATCATATTGTAAATGTTATTCGCTGTCGTTTACAAGAAGCTCTTGAGCAAGAATCTTAGTATATTTTTTAGACAATGAGAGTACTTCAACAGCGATATTGAGATAAACATCTTCCTTTTGTACATTTTTTAGTCTTGTTGCAAGGGAGTCCATCTCAGATTCAATTAGTGAAGAGAAAGATGCATCAGCTCTTTTACAAGCGTCTTGGAAAAACTCTTGATTCATAAAATACCTCCTTATTTAACTACTCGACCACGGCAATGGTCTGTGTATCCATTATAAAACAAGGCGGAGAATCGGACAAGCAAAACGAAAGAGAAATTGAGAAGGGAAAGGAAGAGATGAGAGTGGTGGATTTTCTAAAGTTGTCGATTTCGTATGAGCCTGAAAGAGTTTTGGCGGCAGAAATATATTTACACACTTTCCGCCGCCATTGGTATATTTGCTGAATAAGGAGTTACGCTTATTCGTTAGAGATTATATCACAAAATCCAAAGCAATTGCAACATTGTATATGATAAAAGTCGTATTAAACGAGATATGACATCAAAGTGGTCTAGTATCACAATCGTAGAGTCAGGATAATGTCTGCGATAAATACACGAGCAAGGTAGTACTCTGAAGCATAGGACAAAGTTCTTTGCTCATACGATAAAGAAAGGAGGGAAACCATGGTCAGAACTGTCTCAGACTTAGAAGGATACAAGTATAAAGTCGTTCACGACTCGGGAGATGTTACATATTTTAACGAGCTAAAGATATCTGATTCACTTAGCGAGATAATGAGCCGGTGCTGGGATAGTCTGTCCGATGAAGTGAAGAGAGAAATTAACAGTAGAAAACAATAGAAAGGAGTACAGTATGAAAAAGTACAAAATCAGGAAGTTTAGTCCCATTTGGTGGACAGGCTGGAGCCTGGCATGGGCAGCCGGCATTGCGATGCTGTGGATTTGCCTTTGTGGTTGGGCGGCAATCCCGGTTTGAAAGTCAGTCCCGGTAGTAAGAGATTGCTGGCCAGAGCAAGTAGTGGAAACGGACAAGCCTGAACCAGCAGAAGGAATCTATACGCCATCAGTGCAGGAGATGATAGTGCGAGCTTGCCGGGAGCACGACATCGAACCGGATATTCCGCTTGCAATAGCAAGACTGGAAACAGGAAACTTTACCAGTGCAGCCTTTACCGAGTGTAACAATGTCGGCGGTATGAGCGTTGATGAAGTGCCCATTACATATGACAGCTTGGAAGATGGCGTTGACGCATTCGTAGGAAATCTGGCCAGGAATTATTTTGGCAAAGGATACGATGACGTAGAGAAAATTAGCAAGAAGTATTGCCCGGTCAATGCGGAGGCATGGGCGGAAGCAGTGCAGGAACTGATGAGAGAGGAGAACGAGTTATGAGCTTGCTAGAAAGAATGACGATTAATGAACTAAAAAATGCCATTTGGATGGATAAAAACGGGATGTGCCCTGTTGGAGGGTTACCTAGAGAATGGTATGAGGATGAACTCGAAAAACGCACAGGAAGTCGAAAAGGATATCACGAGGAGGAAGAAGCATGTCAGAACAAAAAATAAAGACCGACTGCGAAGCAGCCGATCCTATCAAACAATCTAATTGTACCATACTTCGGCCAGGTAGTAAAGGAACATTTTCTATAGTACACATTTACCGTGCACCCGATAAATCAGGGATCCTAGCAGCTGTCGAAGAAGAATCCGGAAAATGCTACGTGGGATATTTCAGTACCGTAAAAAGGAAGTGTCGTAGAGCAGATTTGAGAACAAAAGGCAATGAAAACGTTTCGATTAAGAGGGTCAACCCGGACACCGATGACTGGTGCGAAGCCCAAGAACGACTGAATGTATACGCTGAGAAACTTAATTTAATAGAACTACCGCTGACTATAGGCGGAGAGATTTAAGGAGGAGACTATGAAAGTTATCATTGAAATGACAAGAGAAGAAGGAAGACTTGCAGTAAGTAGCGGAGCGCTCCTTGCGCTGTTAAACGAAGAAGAACCAGTGCAGAACGAAAAGATGTGCTGCAGCTATCCCGATACATTAGCAGCGGTGCCGGAAGTAAAACCGGAGCCTGCTGTAGAGCCAGCAGAAAATGTGCCTGGCAAAGTAGAACCGGCGCAGCAGCCTGATCCGGCAAGCCCGGTGGCAAAACCTGCAGGGCAGGCCATTGCACCGGCTGCGCCGATTGCAACAAAGGAAAGAACATATAGCCTTGATGAGCTTGCGACTGCCGCAATGGGGTTGATGCAGCAGGGCATGCAGCCGCAACTGCAGGAACTCTTACAGCAGTTTGGGGTAATCGCCTTACCGGAGCTACCAAAAGGACAGTACGGGGCCTTTGCTACGGCGCTTAGAGGAATGGGGGCACAGATATGAGTCATGCGGAAAGAAGCCATGCAGTTTTAAGTGCATCGAGTTCTCACCGATGGATGACCTGTCCTGGAAGCGTGCACCTTGAGCAGCAGTTTCCAGATACCACATCTGAAGCAGCCAGAGAGGGTACGCTGGCACATGAACTGGCAGAACTCAAACTTCGCAATTATTTTTATACGAAAGAGTGTGGAAAGCGGAAGCTGAACGCGGATATCAAAAAGCTGAAAGAAAATCCGCTTTGGGACGATGAAATGATGGGATACACCGATGATTACCTGGACTATATAAAACGTCTGGCGTTGAGTTTTGACGCAAAACCCAGCGTCATCATCGAGGACCGGGTGGATTTCAGCCGGTGGGTGCCGGAAGGGTTTGGCACTGCAGACTGTATCTTAATCTCCGGTGATACTCTTTGCGTCATAGACCTTAAATATGGGAAGGGCGTAAAGGTTGATGCTGAGAGAAATCCGCAGCTGCAGCTTTATGCGCTTGGCGCCTACGCTGCCTACGGAATGCTGTATCCAATCAAACGCATCCATATGGCCATCGTACAGCCAAGGCTTTCTTCAGACGCATCAGAGTGGACGTGTACGACTGAAGGACTGATGGTATTTGCAGATTGCGCAGAGGCGGCTGCAAAGGAAGCTCTGAAGGAAGACGCACCATTTCATCCGGAGGAAAGTGCCTGCAGATTCTGCAGGGCAAAGACGCAGTGCAGAGCAAGGGCCGAGCATAATGTAAAGCTGGCGTTCTTCACAGACAAGAAGCCACCGCTGATTACCAATGACGAAGTTGGGGCGTTTTTGAAACAGGGTGAAGATGTGGCGAAGTGGCTGGCCGATCTGAAAGACTATGCTCTATCACAGTGCCTTGCAGGAAAAGAGATTCCTGGGTGGAAAGCTGTCGAGGGCAGGGGATCCAGAGACTGGATAGACATGGATACCGCCTTTGCGGCGCTTACAAAAGGAGGCATTAGCGAAGCGCTGCTTTGGGAGAGAAAGCCTCTCAGCCTTGCGCAGGTGGAAAAGGTCGTGGGCAAGAAAGAATTCACTGCTATCGCAGGTGAATATGTCATAAAGAAGCCGGGAAAGCCGGCGCTGGTACCGGAATCAGACAAAAGAGAAGCCATCACAAATATAGTAACAGCCGAAGAGGCATTTAAGGAGGAAAAATAAATGGATATGACAAATGTAACAACAGGTAGAGTAAGATTATCATTCGTGCACGTTTTTAAGCCGTACGCTTTTCAGCCAGGCCAGGAGGAAAAGTACAGTACAACCGTGCTGGTACCAAAAACAGATGTGGATACAAAAGCAAGAATCGATGCAGCTATCGAAGTCGCAAAGCAGAGAGGTGTTACCGACAAGTGGAATGGTGTAATGCCGCCGATTGTTCCGACTCCTATCTATGATGGAGACGGGGTGAAGCCTTCTGATGGAACTGAGTTCGGCCCAGAATGTAAAGGGCATTGGGTATTTACAGCAAGAGCCAGCGTGGATCATGCCCCTGAAGTGGTTGATAAGATGGGGAATCCAATCATCAACCAGTCAGAAATGTATAGCGGCGTCTATGGCAGAGTGAATGTGACTTTCTTTCCATATGTCTACGGCGGCAAGAAAGGCATTGGCTGTAGCTTGGGTCCGGTGCAGAAACTGGAGGATGGAGAACCTCTTTCCGGAGGGGCGCCGAGTGCAGCGCAGGCGTTTGGCAGTCCGACGCCGGTTACACAGGCGCATCCGCAGATGTCCGGCGTACAGATTGACCCAATTACCGGAAAAGCAATGTAATTTGTGGGAGCAGAGTGCTCCCGTTTGTAAGGAGATTCGAGGATGGTACATCTTAGTATTGATATTGAGACAAAGAGCAGCGTGGATATCAAAAAGGCAGGAGCTTACAGATATGCTGAGGCGGAGGATTTTGAAATCCTCCTCTTTGCCTATCAGTGGGGCGAAGAGCCGGTGAGACTGATTGACCTAACGCAAGAGGAAATGCCGAAAAAACTGGTTGATGCCCTGAATGATGACAATGTGGTTAAACACGCGTATAATGCAGCTTTCGAGTGGTACTGCCTGAACAAGGCGGGATATAAGACGCCGATCGAGCAGTGGCGATGCACAATGATACACGGTCTTTACTGCGGGTATCCCTCCGGGCTTGAGGCAGCAGGAAATGCAATCGGTCTTCCGCAGGATAAAAAGAAGCTGATGACAGGAAAGGCGCTGATTAAATATTTCTGCACACCTTGTAAGCCCACAAAGACGAATAGCGGCAGAACCTGGAACTTGCCGCAACATGCGCCGGAGAAATGGGAGCTGTTCAAAGAATACTGCGTGCAGGACGTTGTAACCGAAAGAGCTATTTTAGACAGGCTATCGTTATTTCCAGTTCCTGAAATGGAAGAGCGTCTTTGGCAAAGGGACGTCCTCATGAACGCTTATGGCGTAAATGCTGACAGCAAGATGATAGACGGCGCGCTGCAGATTAACGATATTAGTGGAGAAGTACTGCTTCGGGAGGCGGCAAATCTGACCGGGCTTGATAATCCAAATAGCCCGGCGCAGCTGCTGCCCTGGCTGACAGAAAAACTCGGAAAGGAGATTCCCAACCTGCAGAAAGCAACAGTTGGAGAACTGTTGGCAGAGGAGCTGCCTGAAGACGTGCGCAGAGTACTCGAGATTCGCCAGCAGCTTGGAAAGACGTCGATTAAAAAGTATGTCACCATGAAAACCGCACAGGGTGAAGACGGACGTATCCGTGGACTAATGCAGTTTTATGGAGCTAACAGAACTGGTAGATGGGCAGGGAGACTGGTGCAGATGCAGAATCTCCCGAGAAACTATATTTCCACCCTTGACGGCGCAAGAAACCTGGTCAAAGCAGAAAACTACGCTGGGGTCAAAATGATTTACGGCAATGTGCCGGATACCTTATCGCAGCTAATCCGAACGGCGTTTATCCCTTCAGAGGGGTATAAATTTGTTGTGGCGGACTTTTCTGCCATCGAGGCGAGAGTCATCGCCTGGCTTGCAGGAGAGACGTGGGTGAATGAAGTATTTGCCACGCACGGGAAAATCTATGAAGCGACAGCATCTCAGATGTTCCATGTGCCAATTGAAAAGATATCGAAAGGAAACCCTGAATACAGTCTACGGCAGAAGGGAAAAGTCGCAACACTTGCGCTCGGATACCAGGGCGGTACTGCAGCACTTGAAGCAATGGGTGCGCTTTCGATGGGGCTTAGCCAAGAGGAACTACCGGATATCGTGAGCAGATGGAGGCAGGCGAACCCGCACATTGTAAAGTTGTGGGCAGACGTTGGAGCTGCAGCTGTATCCGTAGTAAAAACGGCACAAACAGAGGTAACTCACGGATTGATTTTATCGATGGAAGGCGATTTAGTTTACGGTCAGACATTTATGACCATACAGCTTCCCAGTGGTAGAAAGCTATTCTATCCGCAGCCATCATTGAAAGAAAATCGGTTCGGGCGAGAGGCGGTGCATTACTATGGGCTTGGTCAGAACAAAAAATGGGGAGAGGAATCGACCTACGGAGGAAAGCTGACAGAAAATATCGTACAGGCAATCGCAAGAGATTGTTTGGCGGAGACACTGCGCAGAATCGATGAAAAAGGACTGCAGGTTGTTTTTCATGTGCACGATGAGGTTATCATCGACGCACCGATGGACGTGACGGTAGATGAAATCTGCGGCTTGATGGCACAGTCTATCTCTTGGGCGCCAGGGCTCATCTTAAAGGGCGCAGGATTTGAAGGAAGCTATTACATGAAAGATTAGGAGGCAGGCATGCAAAACGATAAAAAAATACAAATCAGCTTGGGCGCTAGCAGGAAGACCTCCTACTGGCCTGCAGCGGATATGTATTGGTCAGAATTTATTACCCGCTTAAAAACACCAGTCAGAGGACCGGAAACCTTAGAGGAGTATCTAAAGTTTGCGAAGTCAAAGCAAGATGAACTAAAGGATGTTGGCGGCTTTGTAGGCGGGATATTTTCTGGAGACAGACGAAAGGCATCGAACCTCATAGGACGCGACCTACTGACGCTTGATATGGATAACATTCCCGCAGGCGAGACTGATAATATCCTGCGCCGGGTAGCAGGGCTTGGCTGCGCGGCTGCCGTTTACAGTACAAGGAAGCACGCAGGTTATGCGCCAAGACTCCGGGTGATTATTCCGCTTGACCGCACTGCGACAGCGGACGAATATGAACCAGCGGCAAGAAAAGCAGCGGCTATTATTGGCATTGAATTTTGTGATCCGACCACGTTTGAAGGCAGCCGGCTGATGTATTGGCCAAGCTGCTGTGCAGACAGCGCCTATATTTGTGAGGCTTACGATAAGCCGTTCTGCAGTCTTGATGGACTTTTGGCCATGTATGAAAACTGGCAAGATGTTACTTCTTGGCCACAGGTTCCGGGCAGTGAAGCGATAGAAAAACGTCGGGTAGCAAGACAGGAAAACCCGCTGGGAAAGCGCGGCGTTATCGGGGCATTCTGCAGGTGTTATACCATCACCCAGGCAATGGAAACTTTCATCCCCGGGCTTTACGAAGAAACTGCGATAACCGGCAGATATACCTACACAGGGGGCTCCACTGTGGGCGGCGCAATCCTTTATGACGACGATTTGTTTCTGTATTCACATCATGCAACGGATCCTTGCAGCGGTCAGCTGGTGAATGCCTTTGACCTAGTAAGACTACATAAGTTTGGAGACAGAGACGCTGAGGCAAAAGATGGTACGCCGGCAAATAGAATGCCGTCATTTACGGCCATGAGCCAGCTGGCGCTGGAAGATGAAGCTGTAAGCCAGCTGATGACACAGGAACGTATCAAACAAGCAAGAGAAGCCTTTGGTGCGCCGCAAGAGGCGACAGAGGAAGAAAATCTTGATTGGATTAAAAGGCTGACTAGAGACGGCAACGGAAGATTTGAAAAGACCATCAATAATGCTGTAACGATACTGGAGCATGACCCACTGCTGGCGGGAAAGATCGCCACAGATGAATTTGCAAGCTGCGGCCTTGTGATGGGAAAAGTTCCGTGGGATAGCCGCAACGAAAGACGACGCTGGGAAGACGTGGACTACGCAGGATTCTATAACTACATGGAGCTGTTTTACGGCATCACGGGGAAAGAAAAGCTGGACAATGCACTTTTAATCGTGAGCAGCGCAAATAAAATTAATGCTGTTAAGGAATACCTCGACGGTTTGAACTGGGACGGAAAGAAACGTCTTGATACACTGCTACCTGATTATCTAGGGACTGAAAATAATGCCTATACCAGAGCAGTCATGAGAAAGTCACTGTGTGCAGCGGTAGCGCGTGCGGTAAACGGTGGGATAAAGTATGACTATATGCCTATTATCACCGGGCCGCAGGGCATCGGAAAAAGTACTTTTTTAAGACTGCTGGGAAAGGATTGGTTTTCAGACAGTTTAACGACATTTGAGGGAAAAGATGCAGCGGAGCTGATCCAGGGCACCTGGATTAATGAAATCGGGGAGCTGACGGCTTTCACGAGGCAGGAGACTCAGGTAATCAAACAATTTCTTTCAAAGACAGATGATATATACCGGGCTGCCTATGGCCGTCAGACGAAAAAGTATCCCCGCAGGTGCGTTTTCTTCGGCACGTCTAATGACAGTGAGTTTTTAAAAGATCACACGGGAAACCGCCGGTTTTGGCCGGTAGATGCGGGACTGCATGCACCGACAAAGTCTGTTTGGCGGGATTTGCCGGAGGAAGTTGACCAAATATGGGCTGAGAGCTATGCGTACTATCTGTTAGGCGAAGAGCTCTTCCTGGATCCAGAGGTTGAGGCACTGGCGCAGGTCCAGCAGGATGAACACCGGGAATTTACCGGAAGAGAGGGCATGGTGATTGACTTCCTGGAGCAGCCTGTACCAGAGAGCTGGAACCAAATGGGGATATCTGCAAGAAAGATGTATCTTGCAGGTAGCATGAATTTGGAGGATGTTACTTTAGTACCCCGGGATAAGGTGTGTGCACTAGAGATTTGGGTAGAGTGCTTTGGCGGTGATATAAAACACATGAAGCGCACCGATAGCGCCGAGATAAACGCCATTTTAACGAGGTTAAATGGCTGGAAGCGAAATAAGAGCGGAAGGCGGTATGGACCGTATGGAACACAGCGTGGATATGAAAAAGTGTAAACAAAGGTGTGAACAATGGGTGTAAACAAAAAAAGTTTGTTTACTGGAAAAAAATGTAATGTAAACAACGTAAACATTCATGTTTACACCCTTGTTCACGGGATAAGCCTCTAAAAATCAATAGTTATAACTATATGTAAACAATGTAAACAAACTTTCTCTAATAAAGGTAAAAATAAATAAAATAGAGAGTATACAAAAACGCCTAATGCGCCTAATACGCCTGTTTGTGGGTGTGTATACGCGTGCGCACACGCGAGGAGGTTTACAGAAAGGAGAACCTGGTGCAAGAATGAAAGAGCGAGATATCGAAAAAATACTGGTCAGCGAAGTGAAAAAGCTAGGTGGTCGTGCTTATAAATGGGTCAGCCCAGGAAATGATGGCGTGCCAGATCGAATTGTCATATTTCCGCAGCGAATGCCCATCTTCGTCGAACTAAAAGCTACTGGCGGTAAACTTTCCCGGCTGCAGGAGCTTCAGATTATGCGGCTATCTGAACTTGGCCAGGACGTTAGGGTAGTAACCGGCGTCCACGGACTGATTCTGTTCTTCAGCAGCCTGGGACATCAGGAGGTATCTTACAAGTTGCTGAAAAAGTACGAAAGCGAGGTGTAAGCTATGCGGTTTAGCCCACATGACTATCAACGATATTGCGTCGAGAAAATTTTAGAAACCCCAAAGCTGGGGCTGTTTCTGGATATGGGCCTTGGCAAAACCGTAATTACCCTGACTGCAATCAGGCAGCTGATGTATGACCGATTTCAAGTGAGAAAGGTGCTTGTCATTGCCCCTAAAAAAGTGGCAGAAGGCACGTGGACCCTTGAAAAAGACAAATGGGAGCACACAAAAATACTTCGGGTATCGCAGGTACTTGGTAGCGCAGCAAAACGCATTAAGGCTTTGCACACGCCGGCAGACATCTACATAACCAACCGAGAAAACGTTGTATGGCTTGTGGACTATTACCGGAATAATTGGCCGTTTGACATGGTCGTTGTAGACGAGTCCAGCAGCTTTAAAAACCACAGCGCAAAGCGGTTCAAGGCCCTTGCCGGTGTCAGCAGCCACGTTGACCGTATGGTGGAGCTGACTGGTACGCCTTCCCCTAACAGTCTCGCGGATCTATGGGCGCAGATTTACTTACTGGACGAAGGGCAGCGCCTTGGCAAGCGGTATACCCATTTCAGGGAACGATACTTCCAGCCGGACCGATTCGGCTATACTGGCACAGTGTACAGCTATGAGGCGAAGCCTGGCAGTGAGCAGAGTATACTGAATCAGATTTCGGACATCTGTGTCAGCATGAAAGCGGGAGATTATCTGCAGCTTCCGGATATCATCTACGACGAGGTGCCGGTCGTGCTGGATGCAAAAGCGGCAAAGGCATACCGAGATATGGAGCGGCAGATGGTACTGGAGCTGCCGGAGGACGAAGAGGAAATCTCTGTTACCAGTGCAGCTGCCCTTTCCAACAAGCTGCAGCAGCTGGCCAATGGCGCAGTTTACGATGAAGACCATCAGACTCATGAAGTGCATAGCTGCAAGATTGAGACTTTCTTGGAATTGATTGAGTCATTGCAGGGCAAGCCGGTTTTGGTGTTTTATAGCTTTCAGCATGATAAAGCCCGGATTCTGGCAGCGCTTGCCTCGCAGAAACATCTTAGAGTGAGGGAGCTTAAAACCACGCAGGATCAGGCTGACTGGAATGCGCGGAAAATCGACGTCCTGCTTGCGCACCCTGCGTCTGCTGCCTATGGGCTGAACCTGCAGGCGGGCGGAAACCATGTTGTATGGTTCGGACTTACGTGGAATTATGAGCAGTATTCACAGGCCAATAAAAGGCTGCATCGTCAAGGGCAAACCGAGAAAGTCATTATCCATCACCTAATCACCAAGGATACCCGCGACGAGGATGTCATGGAGGCCCTGCAGCATAAGGACGATGTCCAGAACTGGGTGATGGAGAGTTTGAAAGCAAGAATTAAGAAAATACGAGAGGAGAACCAGAAATGAGAGTATACATTGCCGGGAAAATTACGGGAGATCCCGCATACAAAGAAAAATTTAGAGACGCCGAGGAAGCACTTGCCGCAATCGGTCACGAAACCATTAATCCGGCTTGCCTGAGTCTTCCTGCCAGCTGTACGTGGCATGACTACATGGCGATAACGTTAAAGATGCTGGAGCTGGCAGAAGTCGTCTGCTTATTGCCAGAATGGAAAGAATCGCCCGGGGCATGTGTGGAATATGGCTATGCGGTGGCTAAGGGAAAAGAGGTTGTGCACGCAAGGCATATTTTGCCTGAGTACGCACTAAATGCCGAGGCAGCAGCTTGTCCCCCCCCTAAGCCAAAGCAGGAAGATAAAAATAAGCGAGGCGGCAGCAGAATCGTTGGAACAAGGATTTGCCCTATATGTGGCAAAGAGTTCACCGCATATGGCAGACAGATCTTCTGCGGTCCGCAGTGCAGAAACTAAAAATTCTCACAGGGTAAATTCGGGAGCGAAGCGCAGAGCAGAAAACACGCCTTCGGCGGGTAGCGCAGAGGATCCGGTTAAGGATTGTCCGAAAGACTGCAGATATTTGGGTAAAGGAACACGCATGAAGACCTGTGATTATCTCTTAATTACCGGAGTAACAAGAGGCTGCGAAGTTCGCCCAGGCGGATGCGACAGGTACGAGAAGAATGGAGGACAGGCAGATGAAAAACTTTGAAAAAGATAATTTTAAATCCGCGGACACGGGGATTGTAGGATTCATGATCCGTGTCGATGACGACAGGCAGCTGCTAAGGTTTTGTAGAGATGGGATGTGCACTCTATGCTTGTTTGCACCGGAGAACTACCAGCGCAAGTTTGGAGCAGCGCAGCAAGGCTGCTATCGAAACAAGATGGATTATCTCTACAGGGACGTAGAACAGTAATTAAAGCAGCGCAGAAGGAGGTAGCATGGAGGCAAAGCAGTTTTTAAAGCAGTATCAAAATATCTTGACGGATATCAGGATCCTTGAAGCGCAGAAGCTGGAACTTGAGAATCTGGCGATGAGCGTGACTGTCAGCGCTGATGGAGAACGTGTACAGTCTTCCGGACGAAAAGACCGCATGGCAGAACTGGCCGTAAAGATTGCCGATGCGGAACGAGGGATTGTAGAGCAGCGCACGCAGGCATTCCATAAGCTGCGGGAGATTGAAAGCGTGATTAAGCAGGTCCCATATGAACGGCAGCGTATTGTTCTGCACACGAGATACATAGAGCGAAAGACCTGGGAGTCAATTGCTGCTGAGCTGGATATCTCTTTGAGGAATACCTATGAGCTACACGGCAGGGCGCTTAAGTCTATCCAAAAGATTTTGTAGGGGGATCATTGTTTTGCATGTTTGTCCTGTGATATAGTATAAACTGCAAAGAGACAATGAGAATTCAAAAAAAAAAGATTGGAGGTAACTCCTTAATTCACAGTATCTAGTGCGGTCTCTTTGCTATGGATCTCCTTATTTTTTTATAATAGCTGACACAGAGCGCTGCTGCATAGTGGCGCTTTTGTTGTTGGCAAAATATGTCGAAAGGTGTATAATCAAAAGAAAAAGGAGGTAACTGAAGAATGAATCAAGTGAAGGATAAAATACAATCTTTGTTAAAAGAGGGATACAAAATTGTAGGCAATGGTCCGATTGAGGAAATTGCTCAAGATTATTCTGGAAGAGTAAGCAGCGAACAATCGTTTGCCATTATTTTTGAGTGCAAGGGGAGGCCTAGAGAATTTGTGAAAATTCCTCAAGAATATAGAAAGTATATTTTGGATTATATCAAAACATTATAGTGATACAAGAGCTCTTAGAATCATTTGAATCTAGGGGCTTTTTGCTTGGAGTAAAAGGAGGTGAGCCCGGTGGCGAAATTAACAACAAGACAGCAACGGTTTTGTGATGAATACCTGATTGACCTTAACGCCACGCAGGCGGCTATAAGGGCGGGATATTCTAAGAAGTACGCAAACACAAATGCGTCTAAACTACTACAAATTACTACAATCAAAGCATATATAGAGCAGCGTATGGCAGCGAAAGAGTCAGAATTGATTGCAAGCCAGGATGAAATTTTAAAATATCTGACTTCTGTTCTGCGCGGTGAAAGCCTGTCTACCGAAATCGTAATCGAGGGACTCGGAGATGGCATGAGCGAAGCCAAAACAATGACGAAAGAACCTTCTGAGAAAGAACGGCTAAAGGCAGCTGAATTGCTGGGTAAGCGATATGGCATTTTCAAAGATAATATCAGCGTTGGGACTGTTCCAATCGTAATAAAGGACGACGTGCCAGATGATGCGTAAAGATGTCAGTATGCTGGACCTGATCGGCGCCGGATATGGCGACTTTTGGAACACGAAAAAGAGGTATCGCATTTGCAAAGGGTCCCGAGGTTCCAAGAAATCGAAAACAACAGTGCTATGGCTGATTAAATCAATCATGCAGTATCCGCTAGCCAACGCCTTATGCGTGAGACGATACCAAACAACGCTGCGTGACAGCGTATTCAGTGATTTAAAATGGGCTATCAACAAACTAGGAGTTGATAGTTTTTTTGATTGCACTGTTTCACCGATGGAGATTAAGTATATCCCTACAGGACAAAAGATACTGTTTCGTGGTTTAGACGACGGCATGAAGATTACGTCTATATCGGTACCAACGGGAGTTCTTTGCTGGGTATGGATTGAAGAGGCATACGAGCTGACCAACGAAGATGATTTCAATAAGCTGGATATGTCTATCCGTGGTGAATTGCCAGAAGGATATTTCAAGCAGATTACAATGACCTTCAATCCCTGGTCTGCGACTTCGTGGCTGAAGAAACGCTTCTTCGATGAACCAGATCAGAACACTTTCACAAAGACGACAACGTGGGAATGTAACGAGTGGCTTGATGAGGCTGATAGGGATATATTTCGCAGCATGAAAGAAAAGAATCCTCGGCGTTACCGAATTGAAGGTGCAGGGGATTGGGGTATTGCAGAAGGTCTTATTTATGACAGATTCCGGATTGAGGATTTTGATTTAGAAGAGATAAAGAAAGTTCCGGGGATTAAAGCGGCTTTTAATTTGGACTTTGGATTTACTGACCCGAACGCCTTTGTCTGTGAATTGGTAGACAACACGGCGATGAGGATTTATATTTTCGACGAATGGTATCAGACCGGTGTGACAAACAGAGTGATTGCACAGCAGATTAAAGATATGGGATACGGCGGGCAGCGGATTATCTGCGACAGCGCAGAGCCGAAGTCCATTGCAGAGCTCAATGAAGAGGGAATCCATGCGATTCCTTCTAGGAAAGGGAAAGACAGCGTAAATCATGGAATACAGTTGATTCAAAACTATGAGATAGTGATACATCCAAGATGTGCGAAGTTTTACAGTGAAATTCAAAACTATTGCTGGGAGCAAGATAAAAACGGAAAACTGACCAACAAACCAGATCATGAATTTTCGCATGGCATGGACAGTATGCGATATGGCGTCAGCGATTTGTTGCTGCCGAATACATTCAGCTTCGATTAAGTGAGGTGTTATTTTGATATTCAGAGATATGATAAACAGAATCGTGACGGGGGGAGCCGGAAACAATGTGACGACTCCAGCTTTTTTAGCCCACGAAATCAGGATTTTCCGCCAGAGTAAAAAATTTAAAATGATGCTAGATGGCGTGAACTATTATGAGGGGCTGCACGATATCCTGAACAAGAAGAGGACTGCAGTAGGAGTAGGCGGTAAGCTGGAGACGCTTGAGAACTTACCGAATGCAAAGCAGGTAGACAATCAGTACAAAAAGATGGTAAAACAGAAGACCAACTATCTCGTTGGAAAGCCATTTTCTGTGCAGTGCGAAAATGATAGTTATGTAGACTTGTTAATGCAGTTCTTCAATAAGCAGTTTTTTAAGCAGTTAAAGAGTGTGACGAAAGATGCATTAAACTGTGGCATAGGGTGGATTTACCTGCACTATACAGAATCCGGAGAATTGTGTTTGAAGAGGTTTAGACCTTTTGAGATTATTCCAGGGTGGTCCGATGTTGATCATACGCAGCTTGAGTACGTCATCAGAGTTTATGAAGTAAACTCCTTTGACGGTCGGAAAGAAGAGAAGATAACGAAAGTGGAGTATTATACGAGAAATGGTATTGACTATTTTGAGTATCACAGCGGACAAATGGTATCCTGCGCCCCGTATCACGAGAATTACTTTGTAATTGGAAATGAAACATACAATTGGGAAAAGCTGCCTTTTGTACCTTTTCGCTACAATGATGAAGAACTACCATTGATTGCAAATTGTAAATCTCTGCAGGACGGACTGAACACAATTTTATCAAACTTTCAAGATAACATGCAGGAGGATATGAGAAATACAATCCTCGTGCTGGTTAACTACGACGGAGAAAACTTGGGCGAGTTTCGCCAGAATTTAGCAACCTATGGCGCTGTTAAAGTTAGAACCGTGGAAGGAAAAGAAGGCGATGTTAGAACATTGCAGGTGGAGGTCAATGCGGAGAACTACAAAGCGATAATTGAGATTTTCAAGAAAGCGATTATAGAAAACTGCATGGGTTTTGATGCGAAGGACGAGCGAATGTCTGGTACTCCGAACCAGATGAATATACAGAGTATGTATAACGATATCGATTTGGATGCAGCGGACATGGAAACAGAGTTTCAGGCAGCAATGGAGGAACTCCTTTATTTTATAAATCTCCATTTGGCAAATACCGGACAAGGAGACTTCGAGGGTGAAAATGTAGAAATCGTATTCAATACAGATATGCCGATGGATGAGTCTACGACGATTCAAAACATTAGCGGCAGCGAGGGTATTTTGTCGAAAGAAACCTTGGTCGCAAATCACCCGTGGGTGTCGGATCCACAGAAAGAACTCGAACTGCTGGAAAAAGAGCGGCAAAAGCAGATGGAGCAATATGCAGGCGCTTTTGGCAGCATAAATGACCCTGGTGGTGATGGTGATGAAGAATAGTGCTTACTGGCAGAAGCGATTCGAAATCCTTGAAGAGGCACTCGGAAAATACGGTGAAGAAACCTACAGAGGTGTGCAACCGTATTTTGACAAAGCCCTCAGGGAAATCAATGCTGATATTGAAACCTGGATTTATCGCATTGCCAAGAACAACGAAATTAGCATGAAAAATGCTAGAAAGCTGCTTGACGCTGGACAACTGGAGGAATTCAAGTGGACTGTTGAGGAATACATAAAGTACGGCAAAGAAAACGCTATCAATCAGCAGTGGGTAAAGGAGCTTGAAAACGCTTCCGCAAAGTTTCACATAAGCAGATTGGAGGCACTGAAGATAAAGGTGCAGCAGTCCGCGGAGAAAGCTTTTGGAAATTACCTTGACGATGTAGATACTATGGCAAGGAAGGTCTATGAAGAGGGTTATTATCGGTCTGCCTTTGAGCTACAGCGAGGTTTAGGCGTAGGGTGGAATATCTCGTCAATCGACGAGAAAAAACTGTCAAAACTGATTTCTAAGCCTTGGGCGGCAGACGGAAGGAATTTCTCTGACCGTATTTGGCAGGCGAAGAATCAAATGGTGTACGACCTTCATAGCGAACTGACCCGGGCATGCATCTTGGGCAAAGGTCCTGATGAGGCTGTCAAGAATTTAAGTAAATACGTGGATAAGCGCTTCAAGAATGCAAAAGTGCAAGCTGGCCGGCTCGTAATGACAGAGCAGGCCTTTTTTAGTGCTGCAGCGCAGAAAGACGCATTTAATGAGCTGGGTGTGGAAGAGTATGAGATTGTAGCGACGCTGGATTCTCATACATCGGAGATTTGTCAACAGCTTAACGGCAAACACTTCCCGATGAGTCAGTATGAACCCGGAGTTACAGCGCAGCCCTTTCATGTTTCGTGCAGGTCAACCACTTGCCCGTATTTTGACGATGAGTTTACCGTAGGCGAGATGAGAGCAGCACGAGGTGAAGACGGGAAGACCTATCAGGTGCCGGGAGATATGACGTATCCTGAGTGGAAATCACAAAATGTCATAAAAAATATAAAATTACCGAGTGACATGGTGGAAGATAAGGGCTTATCGGAAGACATAAAGAAGGGAATAGAGCAAGCCATCAACAAAGTACAGTCTGAGTATAATGTGAGAATTGACGAGGTTGCTTACAAGGATCTTTCGTATTTTGGTAAAGTGCCACTGCAATTTGCCCCAATGAGCACTGGGCAGGATTTTAAGACTCAACTTGTGATTAACAGTAAGTATGACTGGAATGAAAGCCTTGACGCTTTAAACGACAGGATTTATAATAGAAACTACCAGAAAGGACTTCTTGCGGGAAAAAGTTTAGAAGACTTAATTTACCACGAAGCTGCTCATTGTATGACCTTTCAGGAGTGCCAAACTTGGGAGGCATTCAGAGAGATGGAAAGACAGATACGGAAAATGTATGTTTCTGGGATTTCAGCATATAATGAAAGCTGTCGAGATGGAGCGGAATCTATTGCGGAAGCTTTTGTACGAATAAAAAATGGTGAAGCTGTGCCAGATGGCGCGAAGCTTTTAGTGGAACTTTATGTTATGAGGTGGAAACGATGATAGTAGTTTCAATATGTGCAGACTGTAAACATTTTAATCATGATGAGAAGGTTGATGATTCTAATAAAAAATACACTTGTGGGGCGTTTCCGGACGGAATACCTTTAGAATTTGTTTTTAGAACAGATAAAGATAGTCGGTGCAGTGAAACGGTTAATTTTGAACCAGAAGAGTGAGGGAAGAGAAAAATAAAAAGTTTATTAAGGACTACCAAAGCGGTGGTCCTTTTATATTGTCGTCTTTTAGGCGGGGATTGAAATTATATTGCCCTGGATAAGGCGTAAAAGTGTCCAGCCGAGGGAAGTGAACCCGTAAAAAACGTAGGAGGAAAAAAGAAATGAAGAGAAAGTATTTGGAAGATTTAGGCTTGGAGAAAGACGTGATTGACAAAATTATGGAAGAAAATGGAAAAGATATCGAGGCAGCAAAAGGAGAGCTGGAAAAGATTACGAAAGAGCGTGATGACTTAAAGAATACCGTTTCTAATCGTGATAAGCAGCTGGATGAGCTGAAAAAGTCCGTAGGAAGTGCTGAGGATCTAAAGAAAACCATTGAGCAGTTACAGAAGGATAATCAGGCAATCAAAGTAGATGCTGCGATTGAAAAAGCCTTAACGGGAGCGAAAGCGAAGAACCTAACTGCAGTTAAGGCGTTACTAAAGGACTTGGATAAAGCGGAGCTTCTTGATGACGGTACAATCAAAGGACTAGATGCTCAGATTAAGACTTTAAGAAGTGCTGATGATAGCAAATTCCTCTTTGAAGAGGAGAAGAAAAGCAAGCCCAACATTAGAGGGGCTATTCCGGGAGAACCGGGTGATGGTAAACCAACACCAATCACAAAGAAGGGGTTTGATAAGATGTCTTACAAAGAAAGGCTGAATCTCTACAATACCGACAAAGAAACATATGAGGCTCTCGCAGGGACAGCGGGAGAATAAGAAAGAGAGGAAATATTATGGCTCAGACAAAATTGACGAACTTAATCAATCCGGAGGTTATGGCAGCGATGGTTTCCGCGAAGCTGCCGAAGAAAATCAAATTCTCACCGATTGCGGGAATTGACAACACACTGAAAGGTCAGCCGGGAAATACCATCACAGTACCGAAATATGCGTACATTGGTGATGCAGAGGACGTAGCGGAAGGCGTGGCAATGGGCACAACCGTGTTGACTACCAGCACTACACAAGCGACTGTAAAGAAAGCAGGAAAGGCAGTAGAACTTACGGACGAGGCAGTACTTTCCGGCTATGGCGATCCGGTAGGAGAAGCAACCAGTCAGCTGACAAAAGCTATCGCAGCAAAGGTAGATAATGATTGCTACGATGCATTAGCAAGTGCAAGCCTGATTTATGACGGCTCAGCAGCAGCAATCAGCTATGATGGCGTTGTAAAGGCGGTTGACTTATTTGAAGATGAATCGGATACACCGACTAATAAAATTATTTTTGTAAATCCGAAACAGGTAACTACACTGAGACTTGATGATAACTTCAAGGACAGAAACAAATATCCGATGGATGTTATTATGACGGGAACAATCGGATCCATTGCAGGCTGTCAGGTTGTTCCATCTAAGAAAATTGTACTAGGTGAAGATGGCGTTTATAAAAACCCGATTGTAGTAGTAGATGCTAAAGACCCTAACGAAGACCCTACCGCAGATGGTGTTGAAGAAGAGGCTCCGGCATTAACAATTTACATGAAGAGGGATGTAATGATGGAAGATGACAGAGATATTCTCGCAAAGACCACTGTAATTTCTGCGGATGAACATTACACTGCGGTCTTATCCAATGATTCTAAGGTTGTTTTGGCGAAGTTTAAAGCGTAGGTGATGAAGAATGCTATTAAGAAGACATAAACAGGATCGTTTAACGAGAACTTCCGAGCTTGAAAAACCAATGGATTTGGATGTAACCCCTAACGAGGCTGCGAATGATAGTTCTCAAGAGGCTAACAATGCTCAGAATGTAGTTTCTCCAGAAGACGCACCGGTGCCGGAGGAAGATAAGAAAGTCGGTGATAAGAGTGGACCTACTGGAAAAGGTAAAGGAAAGGCTTAAGACTTTTGGATACGAAGTCACTGAAGAGGATTCTCTTGCTCTTGCATTTGGAATTGAAAAAGTGGCACAGTCCATTAGAAATGAATGCAATCAGCCAAAAGTTCCGCAGGAACTTGAATATGTGCATATTGATTGGGTCTGTAGTGACTTTCTCGAAACAAAATATAGCTTTGGGTTGCTGAATTTGGAATCACTGGATCTCGGTGAAGCGCTGGCATCTGTCAGTGAAGGCGATGTCAGCATTTCATTTGATAACGCATTATCAGACGATGCAAAGTTTCAAATACTGCTAAAACGACTCAGTGAGACAGGAAAGGATGAGCTGCTATGCTTCAGAAGATTGCGCTGGTAAAGAGAAGAAAAGCCATCGAGCTGCTCTACGAAGGCACCTGCACCATTACAATTTACGAGCCCTACATGAAACCAAACAAAGCAACGGGACATCGTGAGATTATCTTGCTGGAAGATGAGCCGTGCAGACTTTCCTATAGCAGTGCACCAGCGGCAGAGAAGACAGAAACTGGCACCAGCAAGCAGCAGGTTATCAAGCTATTTTTGGCGCCGGAAATTGAAGTTGCCCCAGGCAGTAAAATCACAGTTACTCAAAATGGTGTGACGCAGGATTATTGCCGAAGCGGACAGCCGGCAGTGTATGCGACTCATCAGGAAATCATGCTTGATTTGTGGAAAGGATGGACGTAATGGGACGAAACGGCGGATGTGATTTTTCGGAACTTGAAGCGTTTCAGCAGAAGATGGAAACTTTGGCGAACAATATGAATGCCAATATTGAAGTTTTAGCGAAACAGACTGCGGCATTATTGCTTGCGACAGCCATTAAGCGCACACCGGTGGGCAGGTATGACGGCAAGGCTTATGTTTGTGAAGGCAAACTGCATCATAAGGGGATGCGTAAGACGAACGGAAATAATGGCAGCACTTTGAAAAAAAACTGGACGTCAAGAGTTTATCGGAGTGGAAATCTGATAGCATTGGAAATTGAAAATCCTATCGAATACGCTAGCTATGTGGAGTACGGACACCGAACTGTAAACGGCGGCTGGGCTCCGGGTCACCATATAATGAAATTCTCTGTTGAGGAGGTACAGCGTAATGGGTTTCCAAAATTGGAAAGAAAAATTCAAAGGTTAGTGGAGGCAGCGCTGCGATGATTGAACAGATTATTAACGGTATCCTTGCCGCTATCAGCGAAGAATTTGGTGAGGAATACACTCTCTATACTGAAAGCGTGAAACAGGGCATGAAAGAGCCTTGTTTTTTTGTACTTTGTATTAGCCCAGGAACAAAACTGTTTCGTGGTAGGCGGTATTATCACGAAAATCAGTTTGCAATCCAGTTTTTAACTGATGCGGAGGAACCCCGAACAGAATGCGCAGCTGTAGCAGAGAGATTATTCTCCTGTTTGGAACTGATTACCGTAGACGGGAATCTTATGAGAGGCACAGATATGAATGCTGAAATTCCTGACGATGTGCTTACCTTTACGGTAAGTTATAACTACTTTAGCTACGTGGCAAACACCGAAGCGACTATGGAAGTATTCGAAGGAACCGAAACAGAGGTGAAAGGATAAAAGATGACAGTAAAGAAGAAAGCACCGGAGACGCAGGAGGTTTTTACAAAAGAAGCCCTGCTTACTTCCGGCTATTTTGATAACAGAAAAGATGCTTTAGCTGTGCTGATTGAGGATGGCGAGTCAATTACCATCGCAGAGGCACAGACAAGGCTTGCAGAATTTTTGAAAAGGAAGGTGAAGTAAATGGCATTTGGCGGAGGAATTTGGACTGCGCAGGATAAGGTGCTTCCGGGCGCGTATATCAATTTTATCTCTGTTGCTGCAGCTGATGCAAGACTGAGCGAAAGAGGCTATGCAAGTATGCCGTTGGAACTGGACTGGGGACCCGATGGAGAAATTTTTGAGGTGACAGCAGAAGATTTTCAGAATCGGTCTCTTTCTATCTTTGGATATGATTATACCCACGAGAAGCTGAAAGGTTTGCGGGACTTATTTGCTTATGCGAAAGTTTTGTATGCTTACAGACTGAATAGTGGGGAAAAGGCAGCGTGCAGTTATGCTACTGCAAAGTACAGCGGTGTGCGAGGCAATGACCTGAAAGTGATCATTACTAAGAATGTCGACGATACGGACAAGTTTGACGTGTCCGGCTATATGGGCACTTCAAAGCTGAGCACACAGACTGTCGCAGCAGCAAGCGAACTGAAAGACGATGAATTTTTCGTCTGGAAAAAGGACGCTGCGCTAGCAGAAACAGCAGGGACATCTTTAACCGGCGGGACGAACGGAGATATAACAGGAGATACTTATCAGAGTTATTTGGACAAGGCTGAAAGTTACAGCTTTAATGTGATGGGTATTGTTACCAACGATGAGAAAACAAAGAAACTTTGCACGAACTATGTGAAGCGCATGCGCGATGAAATAGGCGTGAAGTTCCAGCTGGTTATGCACAACGCGCCGGCGGATTTTGAAGGTGTGATTAACGTAAAGAATGTGACAACGGATGCGAACTGGCCAGAGGAATCTGCCGTTTACTGGGTGACTGGGGCTGCTGCGGGCTGCGCGGTGAATGCATCCAACACAAACAGAACGTATGATGGAGAGTTTACCATTGATTGTGATTATACACAGACACAGCTTGCTGGTGCAATTAAGGAAGGGCAGTTTACATTCCACAGAGCAGGTGCAGCAGTCAGAGTATTGCAGGACATCAATTCTTTCGTTTCTTTTGAGAATGAGAAAGGTGAACTCTTTGCGGACAATCAGACCATCAGAGTTATCGACCAGATTGCAAATGATGACGCAGTGCTGTTTAACACCAAGTATCTTGGTAAGGTGCCAAATGATGAAGCGGGAAGAATCAGTTTGTGGAATGATCTTGTAAAATCCCGAAAACTGCTGAATGATATCAGGGCAATCGAAGGCTTTACCGATGCAGATATCATAGTGGGTCCGGGAGAATCTAAAAAATCCGTCTTGGTGTCACAACAGATTACCGTCATTGGAGCGATGGAAAAGCTGTACATGACAGTAAAAGTAGTATAGGAGGTAAACGATGGCGATTAACAATATCAGAATGCGCGGCAAAGACGCAATTCAGGCGGCGATGGCAGAGTGCTATGTAACAATCGGCAGCGATCGGTACAATTTCATGCAGGCACTTAACCTAGAAGCAAAAATCGAAAGAACAAAAACAGAAGTTCCTATTTTAGGGAGACCGGGAAAAGGCAATAAAACCACAGGTTGGAAGGGAATCGGTTCTGCGACTTTCCATTTCAACACGTCCATTTTCCGGAAAATCGCAAAGCACTACAAAGAAACCGGAGAAGATATCTACTTTGATATCTAGATTTCTAACGAGGACCCAACATCGGCTGCTGGAAAACAAACCGTAGTTCTCACCGACTGCAATTTTGACAGCATTATTCTTGCCAAATTCGATGCGGATGGAGAATACCTGGATGAGACATTTGACTTTACATTTGATGATTTCAGCATGCCGGAGGAATTTAAAATACTTGACGGCATGATGGCTTAAGGAGGCAGTATATGAGTGAATTTTCAAGGTTTATGAAACAAAATCAGATTAAAAAAGAAAATACAACTTATCCGGCGACGGAAAGTCTGGTTGACGAAGACGGAAAGGCACTACTCTGGGAAATTCGACCAATTACAACATCGATGAACGATGCAATTGTAGATGAATGCTCCTATGAAGTGCAGGTGACCGGAAAGCCGGGGCTATATAGAACAAAAGTAAACCAATCAAAGCTGAAAGCAAAAGTCATTTGTGCATCGGTGGTCTATCCAAATCTGCACGACAAGAAACTGCAGGATTCCTACGGTGTTAGTAGCGATATCGAACTGATTAAGGAGATGATTCCAACATCTGGTGAATACAACAGATTCGTTGAGTTTATCAATGACTTTAACGGATTTACATCGATGCAGGAAGACGTGGACGAAGCAAAAAACTAATTGAGGGAGGCGATAGTGATGCAGTGTTTGCACACCATTGCCTCCAGGAACTGCATATAAGACCGTCGGAATATTTACAGATGGGCAGGCGGGAAAAAGCCTTTGTAATCGCATCTATTGAGCTACGGGCGGAGAGCGAGAAAAAGGCGACAGAAAAAGCAAAGAGAAAGAGAGTATAAAAGATGGCTACAATTATGACACAAATGTACCTGAATGACAATATGACAGCAGGTCTTCGCAATATTAATACTGCCCTTTCTCGTGTAATTGGCTCCCTTGGTTCGGTAGATGGGCAATTATCTGGTGGACTTGATTCTGGGGCACTCAGGGCAGCGCAGCAGGAATGCGATATGCTGAATGTAAAACTTGAAGAAATGGCAAATGCTGCAGGTCGTATTCCGGCTCCTGTGCGGCAGACTGAGAATGCCTTTGATTCTCTTACGGGAAAAGTGATGGGATTTGTTTCCGCCTATGCAGGAATACAGGGAGTCAAACGCTTAGTAGCCCTTTCCGATGAAGTGACTCAGACTACTGCGCGACTGAATCTGATGAATGACGGACTGCAAACAACGGCAGAATTGCAGAACAAAATCATGGAATCAGCAAATCGCTCAAGAGCCTCGTTCTTAACGCAGGCGGATATCATAGCGAAACTGGGGCAGAGGGCGCCAGATGCGTTTTCTTCCAATGATGAAACAATTCAGTTTGCGGAAAACTTGAGCAAGATGTTTGTTGTTGCCGGCGCCAGCCAACAGGAAATGGCGTCAGCATCGTTGCAGTTGACGCAGGCGCTGGGTTCCGGCGTACTTCGTGGCGAAGAGTTAAATGCTGTATTTGAATCGGCGCCGAATGTTATTCAGACCATTGCGGATTATTTGGGCGTACCAATCGGAGAAATCAGAGAAATGGCATCAGAAGGTCAGATTACTGCTGACATAGTCAAGCAAGCAATGCTGGGTGCAACGGAAGACATCAATGCACAATTTGAGAGTATGCCGATGACCTGGGCACAGGTTTGGACACTGACGTGCAATAAACTGATTGCTGCCACGCAGCCGCTACTTAGCGTGATTAGTTTTCTTGCACAGAACTGGGATTTTTTACAGCCTATTGTGCTAGGCATAGCTGCCGCAATTGGAGGATTAGTTGCGGCACATTTGGCGTATAATGCGGTGGCTGCAATTTCATCTACGTGGACAAGTATTTGCGCTGCAGCACAAATGCTGAGAACCGAAGCAACATTTGCAGAAACAGCTGCTCAATACGGACTTAATGCAGCACTGCTTGCCTGTCCAATAACGTGGGTTGTCGGCGGAATCATTCTGCTGATTGCCATGTTGTACGCACTGGTAGCGATGATTAATAAAGTGACTGGAAAATCTATCAGCGCAACGGGGCTCATCGTTGGAACAGTCGCAGTAGCAGGAGCTCTCATAGGAAATATTGCGATTGGAACAATTAATGGAATTTTGCAAGCTGTTTGGGCTTTTGTTGAACCGTTTATTGGAATTGTGGAATGGATTTTAAATGTCGTAGACGGTGGATTTGACAGCTTTGGAGGAGCCGTTGCAAATCTCATTGGACAAATTATATCTTGGTTTCTGTCATTAGGAAAAATCGTGACAACAATTATTGATGCGATTTTCGGCACAAACTGGACAGATGGCTTAAATGATCTGCAGAAGAGTGTTATTTCCTGGGGTAAAAATGATAAGGCAATAACACTGGACAGAGAAGCTCCAAATATTGATTATCGCTTTGACTATTCCGATGCGTGGAACTGGGGTTATGGCAAAGGGTCAAATCTCTTTGGTGGCGGTAATGATGAGACGACAGAAGGTATACTCAGTGCAGCAGATAAAACCGCTGCCAATACTGATAAAATCGCCGATGCTCTCGATATCACCAATGCAAACCTGAAATATATCCGTGACTATGCTGCCGAAAAGGCGATTAACCGCTACACAGCAACCGAAATCAAAATCGACATGACAAACAACAATAACATCAATTCTGATGACGATATCGACGGCATCGTAGCCAAACTGAAGGGTAAGCTGGAGGAAGAAATGATTTCAACTGCAGAGGGGGTGCACTAAATGTATTATCTCTATCTGGATAAGATACTCATGCCGGTGACGCCGGAAAAAGTGCAGATAAAAGTAAAAGGCGGTAATCAGACCATCAGCTTAATTAACGAGGCTGAAGTAAATCAGATTAAGCCAAACAAGCTGACAGACGTCAGTTTTGAGGTGCTGCTGCCAAATTGTGCTTATCCCTTTGCACTGTATAAGGACGGGATCTTTCGGACACCGTCCTATTTCTTAGAAAAATTTGAAAGCCTGAAGGCGAAGAAAAAGCCTTTTAAGTTCAAACTGCTTAGGACGGATCCGCAAGGAAACAGTCTCTTTGATACGTCCCTAGATGTGACGCTTGAAAGCTACACTGTCACCGAGGATGCAAAGGAAGGCTTTGATGTGAAAGTCTCCATTGAGCTGAAGGAGTACCGGGAATATGGTGTGACGACAATCAAAGTGAAGAAAGATAAAAAATCGTCAAAATCAAAAGTGACAAAGAAAGAGTCGAAGAAAAGCAGCTCAAAGAAAAATAAGGGCAGCAGCTACACGGTGAAGTCCGGGGATACCCTTTGGGCGATTGCCAAGAAGTTTTTAGGCAGCGGCAGTAAGTGGAAGACCATTTACAATGCCAATAAATCTACCATTGAAAAGACAGCTAAGAAACACGGCTATGCTTCCAGCGCCACAGGGCACTGGATTTTTCCGGGAACAAAGCTGACTATACCAAAGGGGTGATGTTATGTCTGACTTAATTGATGTGGCAAAGGGTGAGCTTGGGTATAAAGCCTCAGAGAGCAACACCAAATACGGTAAATGGTATGGGACACAAGGACCGTGGTGCGCCATGTTTGTCAGCTGGTGTGCGAATCAAGCCGGAGTTAAGACCTCAGTTGTACCGAAGTTTGCCTATGTGCCAACCGGAATGAACTGGTTCAAGAACAAGGGCAGGTACAAAGGGCGCGGTTCTTATACTCCAAAGCGAAATGATATCGTCTTCTTCGGCGGCGGCAACCATGTAGGCATTGTAGAGAAAGTCAGTGGTCAGACGCTGCACACTATTGAGGGGAATACCACAAACAGTGTGGCGCGCCGGCAGTATGCTTTGAGCAATTCTTACGTAACAGGCTTTGGGCTCGTGCATGAGCATATCACTTCTTCGGGTACGAAAAAAGACGGTAAGAAAAAGGATTCAGCTGAGGAATTAAAATACCTGAAACAAGTGCTGGCGCAGCAGGAGAAGCTGGACAAGAAGGTCAGCCAGGAGGTTAAGGAGTATGAAATATCCTCAGTAAAGGTTCATACGGTCAAAATACAGCTGATTGTTAAGCACAACGATAAATACTATGAAATGCCTGTAAAAGATGGAATGAAGGTAGTCTGGGAGCGTAAGAACGCACCTGGTAAACTGACCTTTACAACAATCCAAGATAACAAGCGGAAAATCTATAACGGTGATGCTGTTACGCTGAAAGTAGGCAGCACGAATTTCTTTTTTGGCTTTATCTTTACGTTGAAACCGCAAAAGGACGGCAGCCTTGATGTGACGGTGTACGACCAGCTGCGGTACTTCAAGAACAAAGATACATACATGTACAAGAAAAAAACGACGACGCAGCTCATCAGAATGATTGCAAAGGATTTTGGTTTGCAGGCAGGAACCCTTGCCAATACGAAAATGGCGTTCAGCCGAATCGATGACAACATGACGCTCTTTGACATTGTGGGAAACAGTCTTGATGAAACATTGATGAGCACAGGGAAAATCTATACATTGTATGATGAGTTTGGAAAGCTCAGGCTCAGGGAGCCGTGGAAAGTCAACGTCCTTATCGACAGCGAAACTGGCCAGGATTATAACTACACCAGATCTATTGACGACGGGGTATACAATCAAATTAAACTTGCCTATGAAAATGAAGAAACCGGCAGCCTGGACCTATATGTCAGCAAGTCCTCCAAATCAATCAACAAGTGGGGACTTTTGCAGTACTTTGAGAAGATTGATGATCCAAAGGTAGCAAAACTAAAGGGAAAAGTTCTCCTGAAGATGTACAACAAAGTCGCGCGGACGCTTAAGATATCTGGTGCTTTCGGCTCGACGAGGGTGCGTGCAGGGTGTCTACTTCCGGTGCTAATGACGATTTACGATGTGAAGGTGTCTAACTATCTTCTGGTGGACAAAGTGACCCATGAGTTTTCTGCTGGCCAGCATACCATGGACTTAGAACTAAGTGGAGGTGATTTCGATAGCAGCTACTAACATGACACAACTAATTAAGCAGATAGCAGCAGAGGCTGTGGCTGCAGGAAAGCCTTGTGATATTATTACCGGAACTGTGATTTCGGTAAAACCATTAAAGATAAAAGTTTCTCAGAAGCTGACGCTGTCTGAGGATTTTTTGATTTTGGGAAGAAATGTTTCAGACTACGAGACAGAAATCACTCTTTCCGGCGGCTTTGGTAGAGTGAAAGCCACGGTGCATAATGCGATGAAAAAAGGCGACACTGCAGTGATGATTCGTCAGGCAGGCGGTCAGCGCTACTTGGTGATTGATAAGGTGGTGGTATAAATGATTCCAAATCCTGATGCATACGAACTGGACGAAGAACAGGAAAACGATTTTGAAGAGGGCGTGATTCCCGATAAGACCTATCAGCTGGATTTTGAGAACCTGCGAATTGCTGGACTTGTCGATGAGATGACAGCAAGAAAGCAGGCCATCAAGAAAATCATCATGACAGAAGCGGAAGAGTATCTGATTTACGATGAAAACTACGGCTGCGCTTTGGTGGATTTAATCGGTGAGCAACCGCCGCTGGTGCAGTCTGAAGTAAGGGACAGTATCAGAGAGGGCATACTCGCCGACGATAGATTTGAGTCAGTGACCTTTACGGAGGAAAAGCTGCAGAGAGGAAAGTTATATTTGTCGCTAACAGCGACCTGCGTAGACGGTGAAGAAATTGAAGTAGAGGAGGTGGAAATCGATGTTTGAGGAAAAAACCTATGAATCTTTGATGGAAGAAATGCTGGACACGGTGGACGAAACCATCGATACCCGGCAAGGCTCTGTAATCTATGATGCGGTGGCGCCTATGGCGCTGGAAAACGCGCAGATGTACGTTGACATGGATATCTTACTGTCAGAGACTTTTGCGGACACTGCCAGCTATTATTATTTGATTAAAAGAGCCGCAGAACGCGGTATCTTTGTCAGACTGGGGATTCCTGCGGTGTTAAAGGCACAAGCAGAACCGGAAAATATTGATATTCCAATAGATACAGAATTCAGCATTGGAGAACTGAACTACACGGTTACGGAGAATTTGGGGAATGGATTTTTTGCATTAACCTGTAAAGAAGCAGGGAGTGAAGGAAACAACACCGTAGACGACGTGATTCCTTTGGAAGACGTTTCGGGCTTGGAATCAATCGGGATTGTTGGCATTATCACTGCCGGCACTGATGATGAGGACGTCGAACACCTGAGAGAACGGTACTATGCGTCCTTTGACGAAGTTGCGTTTGGCGGAAATAAGGCGGAGTACCATGAAAAGGTTCTCGAAATGGACAACGTCTTCGGGGTGAAAGTATATCCGGTCTGGAATGGCGGTGGTACGGTGAAGCTGGTTATCCTGGGCGCAGATTACCGTGCAGCGCCTGCGAAGGTAGTCGAGGCGGTGCAAGAGTCTATCGACCCAACAAAAGATGGTAGCGGCGTAGGAATCGCTCCCATCGGACATGTGGTTACTGTAGAGTCAGCTACAGAAGTCGCGCTTCCTATCAGCTGTCAGATTATCTATACCGATGGCTATAGCTGGGAAGACATTAAAGATTCTTTCGCGGACAGCGTGGAGACATATTTGAAGTCTTTGCGTGAGACTTGGGAGGATACAGATGGGCTTGTAGTACGGCAGGGACGCATTGAAAGCATTCTGCTGGACATTCCCGGTGTTGATGATGTGACGGGGGTATCAATTGCCGGCGGATCAGGTAACTATGTGATGGCGGATACCGAAGTACCGATTGTGGGGGAACTCGATGGATAGAAAATTGATTGAATATCTTCCGGAGTTTTTACGAGAGTTCCGGGAAATGAAATTTTTGACAGATAAAGAACAGGTGCAGGCGGAGCGGCTTTGGAAAACGCTGGAGTCGATTTGGCAGAACCAGTTCATCGAGACGCTCGGTGAAGAGGGCTGCAGGCGATGGGAAGGCATTTTGCAAATCCATCACAGAGGATATAGGTCCTTAAAAGAACGGCGTGACACGATTCTGAGTAAAATGGCTGAACAAAGACCGTTTACAATACGAACACTGAGGAGAACTCTTACAGCGCTTTGTGGAGAAGATGGTTTTGACATAATGCTGATTCCTGAGGAATATTTTCTGCAGGTGAGAGTAAGGGTTGCAGCGGAAACAACAGACAGGGATGCAAAAGGACTGCTTCGTGCTGTAGATGATTATGTGGAGCGTGTTAAACCTTGCAATCTTACGTATGATTCCTCTTTATTTGATAGACATACTGGCATTGCTGGTAGTTATTATGCTTGTGCGGTGTCCACATCAAAAACTTATACTATGGAGGTGGCTATATAATGGCATCGTGGAATAATGTAACGAAAACGGAACAGGGTCTGGCACTGGAACAGAAACTATTGACACAGGAAAAACCGCTGCGGCTTGTGTCAGCAAGGAGCGGTGCGGGAAAGGTGAATCCGACCCAACTTGTTAAACAGACAGCGGTTTCAGATCCAAAACAGACACTTGAGTTAAGACCTGTGTATTTATCGGAGGAGAATACAGCAACGATTCCAGTAATGCTTTCCAATGCCGGACTTGCGGAAGGGTACACCTTATATCAGGTAGGCATTTATGCAGAGGACCCAGACGGCGGAGAAGTGCTGTATATCATCGCCCAGACGGATATTATCAGTGGTGAAAGTGTGCCGGGAGCTGCGGAATCCGCAGGATATTCCATTGACTGGAATATCGTCGTAAAGGTTAGCAAAGCATCATCTATCGAAGTTGCGGTAAACGAAGCCGGGAAGCTGACATTATCACAGGCGGATGCGCTGTATCTACGAAAAGAAACGATGGATGACGCTCTTTCCGGCAAGGTGGATAAGGTAACAGGAAAGGGATTATCGACGAATGATTTTACTAATACCTACAAAGCAACGCTGGACAACCTGCCGGACGAAATAGAGCAAAACAGCAAGATTGACGCTGCCACTTCTGACCGTTACGGTCTTACAAACGGAACGCCGTCGCAGGCTTTTGACAGAGCAGTACAAATTCTGACAGCGACAATCCCGGCGGCTGGCTGGAGCACTGAGGCGAACGCAGAGGGCTGGTTTACTAATCAGGTAACCGTCACTGAAATGAAGGCGGCGTACAACCCGACGCTTGATTTAGTCATCACGTCCGCAGCACTGGCAGAAGATGAGCGGGCGGCATTTGGCTTGATTATGGAGTGTGAAACATTTGACGGATATGTGATTGCTAGAGCGCTGGAAATACCGGATATTGATATTAACGTAAGATTTACAGGAGTTTAATTATGGGAAAGGCGAAAATTATGGGTGGCGGTGGTGGAATAAATATAAAAAATGGTGTTATAACTGAAAAATATGCAACGGTTAATGACATCCCTGCGAATACATTTGTGCAAAATGTGAACAAAGGACTGAATTTGTATAAAAACTATACTGAAATGCCTGGGTTTGGATCGGACGAAGATATAGGCAATGTGGAAATAATACGGCTTAACGGAAATTTGTTTGTATTAGCCTATGTTGATAAAACAACATACAAGCTGTACGTGCGTACTGCTACATTAGACAAGACAACATATACAATCACACTTAATAATGACAAGTTTGACTGTAATTACCCGAATAAAGCATATGACATGTATCCAACAATGATACTAAAAATGTCTAATTCGTCGTTTATTGTAATACATTATCAATACGCATATGCATTCAGTGTATCAATATCAGGAATTCTCACTTTGCAAAGCGCCACTCAAATAATAGAAAAAGGTCAGGTACTAGCGGCAGATTACGATAATGAAACGCAGAGGGTAGCAATTGCGCAGTACTTCTCGCAGTTTATAAGCAGTTACACCTATTATAAATATGCACGCATATACAGTGTGGAGTCTGACGGTCTTACAGAGTTGAGCAACGTATACATAGAGAGTTCATCGGCGTATAGTGAAACTAGAAGTTGGAGTTTAAAATTTTTGGCGTCTACTACTATTTTATTAAATGCGTCTACAGCTACTACAGCAAATGTCAGTAGTCAGCTTAGATTGATGTATGTAGATGTACAAACAGGCATTTTGTCATATGACGTAACTAAAAGATTAAATGTTTCTGGATTAATATATAATATCTATATTTTGAACTCGAATAGACTTGTAGTGATAGACAAATTGCAATCAAATAGTTACAATGCGTATGTACGGTTGGGAACGATTTCGCAAGATACGATTACTTGGGAGGATTCTAAACTCGTATCAGCAAGTTCTTCGTTATTTGCAGTTTCGAGATTTTATAATAACGTAGTGTCGATAATAACAAATATCTCCCAATATGATTTCCGATGCAGCACGTTTGTTATAGACGGCAATAACTTAACCGCCTTGGAGCCAGATAGAATTACACACATCTACCCTGTCAAGGGAAAAAAATGTGACACTGAAATATCAGAAGATCATATTTGTATTGTGGGTAATGCAAAAGGGGTTACATTATTTGTAATGTCGGATTTAGAGGGGATAGTAAAATCTTGTGAATTTATAAACGGTGTAACAAAATCCGATGCAACCAAAACATCAAAAGGTAAAGTGTATTACTGTATAGGAGGCGAACAATGATTATAATTACAGACAGAACAAGTAACAGAATTATTGAAACAGGCGAAACTTTGGAGCACTTGGAAAATGGTTATCCACTGCTTACAGATAAACACGTATATTTTGCTATAAATGATGTAAGTGTACACGAAGTTGATAGCATACCATAAGGTGTGATGCCATCAAAACACTGCTACACAGAGACGGAGGGATTTTACAAAAATCCTGATTACGTAGAGCCGAATCCATACGGCATCCCTGACGAACTGGTGGAACAGATAAAAAATGATACTATCGCACAAGTGCAGGAAGGAGTTATCAATGGGGAAATGTAAAATTATGTATTGGGGGGGGGGGGGGGGGGGGGGTAAAAAAAAAAAAAAAAAAAAAAAAAAA